AGTAAGAGTAAAAGAAATACACCCTACTCATATCATAGCTCAAGACTATGGTACAGGCGAATTAAAAAGATATAATTTAAATAAAATTACAGAAGATTCTTGCAAGGTCTTAACGGAGGCAGTATGAAAATGATGAGACAAAACCACCCCGAAGCACCTGTTGAGGTCGCTGTAAGTTTTGACAGGTCTCAACAAGAAACTTTTCATACTTTATATGAATCAGAGTTTCTTCCTTGGAACGAAGAAGTTACATGGAATGTTAGAGAATTGTATGACGGAAGTAAGCTTTACATTTTTGATGTCGAGGTTTATGAATTACTAAACGATATTATTGAGAAAGTATTATGAATATATTTTATTTTTACGATTGCCCAAAAGCTTGTGCCCAAGCACAGCCAGATAAAATGCTAGTGAAGATGCCACTAGAAACTGCACAAATGTTATGCACAGCTCACCGAGTTTTAGATGGTGATGAGTATGCAGATGCCAATGGTCTCTACAAAGAAGCATACAAGAATCATCCATGCACTATATGGGCTAGAAAGACATCCGGGAACTACGCATGGCTTTACGAACACTTTGATGCTTTGTGTTGGGAATATACTCATAGGTATGGTAAGACACACATGTCTGGAGCAAAACTAATGGATGCTTTGAGCAAAGTTCCAGACAATATTGAGCAAGGTGAAATGACACCTATAGCTCTAGCTATGCCCGACCAATACAAAGAACCAGACGACCCTATACTTTCGTATAGACAATACTGCATTGCTGAAAAGCATTATGCACAATGGAACAAAAGTAGACCAAGACCTACTTGGTGGATTGCACCTAATTCTTGGACTGCTTAATTAGTCATCAATGAAGATGAAAATGCTTGACAAAATAAATTTTATCGTTTATTTTAGGAGCATAAAATTTAACCATAAGGAGTTAATTTATGGCAATATTAGAAGGTAAAGCTTATTGGGCAAGTGTAACAACTCCCAATACGACTTATGAACCTGTTTATACTGTAGACTTAGTAGTCGATGCAGATACTGCAAATGACTTTGAGTCTAGAGGTTTTCGTGTAAAAGACCTTTCATTGAAAAATGAAGATGGTTCTCAAGAATCAATAGGTAAAGCTATTGTTATTAAAAGGAAAGTTAATGGTGCTAGTAATACTGTTAGACCAGCTCCAAAACTTTTTGATAAGAATAAGAATCCTATTGATACCATTGTTGGCAATGGCTCAACAGTCAAAGTTCAATACAATGAATGGGAGACTGAAAACAAGTATGGTAAGTTCAAGGGTTTGGACTTTCAAGCCATGCAAGTTATCGACCTTGTATCTGTTAAATCAGGAGACGGGGACGAGCTAGACCCATTTGGTGATGGTGAGGAGTTTTAATTATGATTATTAATTTCGATGGTAACTCATATGAAACTGAAAAGCTTACTGACCCAAAAGCTAGACAACAAGTTCAAGCTTATGTAAGTCAAATAGCTTTCAACAATCAAATGCAGATTAGTTTGCAAAAGTCTAACGATAAACTTCAAGAGGAGTTAAGACCTTTGTTAGCTGAAGAAGCTTTGATTGAAGAGGAATCAGAAAGTTCTGAAGAAGATAGTAATGAATCTGACAAAGACTAAAACTGATTACTAAATTTTCCTTTTATACTAGCCCTCTTCGGAGGGCTTTTTAATTAAGAATATTATGACAACTAATTTTGTAAAACATCATCTTCCATGTTCCTCATGTGGGAGTAGTGATGCATTATCAATTAATGAGGATGGTTCAGCTAAGTGTTTTAGTTGCCAAGGTTTCTTCCCTAAATATGAAAAAGGTGATAAGGTAAATACGAGTATGCAAAAATTTAAACAACCAGAACGAGCACTTAACCTTGAAGGTGGTAAGTTTGCTCGGTTAAGTGACAGAGGAATTTCACAGGAGACTGCCCAGACTTATGGTGTAAGGATTATGTATAATGCTGATGGCACGATAGCTCAACACCTATATCCTTTCTACATCAACAATGAATTATCAGCAATCAAAACAAGATACATAAAAGACAAACGTTTTACTTTTGAAGGCACGATTCAAGATACCGGTTTATTCGGACAGAATCTTTTTAAAGAGGGTGGTAAATATCTTACCATCACTGAAGGAGAGTGTGATGCAATGGCTGCCTATGAGCTTCTCGGTAGTAAGTGGGCAGTCGTATCCATTAAAAGAGGAGCTGGTTCGGCAGTAAAAGATATCAAAGAAAACATTGAGTATGTTGAAAGCTTTGACAATGTTATTCTTTGTTTTGACAAAGACAAACAAGGTATCGAAGCAGCGAAGAAAGTTGCTTCCATTATTAAACCTCGTAAGTGTAAGATAATCAATTTACCTAATGGTTATAAAGATGCCAACGATATGCTTCTTAAAAACAAACACCAAGAATTTGTTAGAGCTTGGTGGGATGCTCAAGTCTATACCCCAAGTGGTATCATTAGAGTTTCAGAAAAGAAGAAAGAGTTTTTCAATAGACCAAAGAAAGAAAGTGTTCCTTATCCTTTCGAAGGTCTTAACAAAAAACTTATCGGTATGCGACAAGGCGAGTTAGTTACTATCACAGGTGGCACAGGTCTTGGTAAGTCAAGTGTCACTAGAGAAATAGAACATTGGCTCGTCAATAAAACAGATGACAACGTGGGTATCATTGCCCTTGAAGAAGACTGGAGAAGAACAGTCGATGGTATTCTAAGTATTGAAGCGAATGCTAGGCTTTACATAGACCATATCCGGGAAGAGTTATCATCTGAAACTTTGGATGTTATGTATGAAAAAATCTTTGGTAAAGATAAAGTATTTATTCATGCTCACTTCGGGACTAACGATATTGAAGATATCTTTTCTAAGCTTCGTTATCTTATTGTCGGCTGTGATTGTAAGTGGGTGGTCGTAGACCATTTACATATGCTAGTGACAGCTCTGTCTGAGAATGATGAACGTAGAGGTATTGATAACATCATGACTAGACTTAGAAGTATGGTCGAGGAAACAGGAGCAGGTATTATTCTGGTCTCACACCTCAGACGTGTGGATGGTAACAAAGGACATGAGAATGGTATCCAAGTTAATTTAAGTCATCTAAGAGGCTCTAACAGCATTGCACAATTATCTGACTGTGTGATAGCCCTTGAAAGAAATCAACAGGCTGACGATGAAAGAGAGTCTAGAACGACACGTTTAAGAGTGTTAAAGTCTAGATACACTGGTGATGTTGGATTAGCTTCTTCCTTGCTTTATGATAAAGATTCAGGTAGACTAACAGAGTTTGATGAAGCTGACTTCAGTGGTATTGATGATGAGTTTGAACCAGACATACCTTTTTAGATTATGAAAAGTTTAGTATTTGATATCGAAACAGATGACCTAAATGCTACAAAAGTCTGGTGCATTGTGGCTATAGATGAAAATAATAAAGTCTATAGCTTTCATGGCGATACCATTGAAGATGGTTTAATTCTTCTCAATGAAGCAGAGATGCTCATTGGACATAATATTCTTGGTTTTGATATCCCTATCTTAGAAAAACTATACGATTGGACACCGAATGCCTCCATAAAAATAATTGATACTTTGGTGTTGAGTAGGCTTTTTAATCCTACACGAGAAGGTGGGCATAGTTTGGAGAGATGGGGTATCAAACTTGGAATGCACAAGTTAGATTTTTCTGATTTCACAGAGTTCTCTGATGATATGTTGAAGTATTGTATCGCTGATACCAAGCTCAACAAGATTTTATTTCAAGCACTACGTAAAGAAGCTATGGGATTCTCTAAAGAAAGTATTAATCTGGAACATGACATTACAAGAATTTTAACCAAACAAACTAAAGATGGTTTTGCATTTGATTTTAAATCAGCTACATTTCTTATCAGTAAATTCAATAAACTTCTAAAAGAAACAGAAGATAAAGTTCACGAAACATTTAAACCAAAATGGGTAGACGATAAAGTTGTTTCACCTTACACGAAAAAAGATGGGACTTTATCTCGTAGAGGATTGACAGATGAGGAATATAACTCTATAATAGAAGGTTTGCGTCCTAATAAACCTTTCATGCGTAAAACTCTACAGGAGTTTAACTTAGGTTCAAGAAAGCAGATAGGAGAATATCTTACAGATTTTGGCTGGAAGCCTAGAAAGTTTACTCCAACAGGACAACCTATTGTAGATGAAGCTACTCTAAAAGAAGTAGAGCATATACCAGAAGCAAAACTTATTGCTGATTTCTTACTATATCAAAAGAGATTAGCACAGGTCCAATCTTGGCTCGATGCGTTGGCAGATGATGAACGTATTCATGGTTCTGTTATTTCTACAGGGACAATTACGGGTAGAATGTCCCATAGAAATCCTAACGTTGCTCAAGTGCCTAGTGTAAAGAGCAAGTTTGGTGAGGAATGTCGAGCCTGTTGGACTGTTCCAGAAGGCTACAAGCTTGTTGGTGTTGATGCTTCAGGCTTAGAGCTAAGAATGTTAGCTCATTATATGGATGACGAGGAGTATATAAATGAAATTATCGATGGAGATATTCACACAACTAACCAACAAATTGTTGGACTTAAATCAAGAGATAAGGCTAAAACATTCATCTATGCACTTATCTACGGAGCAGGAGACGAAAAAATTGGCAAAATTGTTGACGGAAATAAAGCCGATGGTAGAGAACTTAAACAACGTTTTCTTGCTGGTCAACCTGCATTTAAATCTCTTAGAGAACGAGTGCAAAGAGCAGCTCAAAAAGGATTCCTCAAAGGACTAGATGGTCGTAAGATTATACTGAGACATCAACATGCTGCTTTAAATACTTTACTACAAGGTGGAGGAGCAATCGTTATGAAGAAAGGTTTATGCATACTTGACGAAAGATTAAGATTAGCTAACATAGATTATAAGTTTGTTGCCAACATCCATGATGAATGGCAGATTGAAGTAAGAGAATGTCAAGCAATGAGAGTAGGCGAGTTAGCAGTTGAATCTATTCGAGATGCTGGTAAGTATTTTAACATGCGTTGTCCTTTGGATGGCGAATATAAAATAGGGAGTAACTGGAGTGAAACCCATTAATATACCTAAAGATTATATATCTCGAAAAACTTCGACCATTGATTTTGGTTATGAAGAAAGTGAGATTGATGGGTATTTAAAACCAATACCAGAACAGTTAAAGCTTCTTTATACTGCTGAACAAAAAATAAAACAAGGTAAATCTACAAGAGTTGTTGCTCGTTGGTTATCAAAAAAGAGCAATAGATATATAAGTCACGTTGGTCTTTGGAAACATGTAACGAATAAAACATCACATGAATTTACCAAAGTTTGTAACCAACAAAAAGAAGGCTATATTTATATCTTAACCAACCCGGCATGGCAAGATTGGGTTAAAGTTGGCATGGCTGTGGACCCTGAAGATAGATGTTCTACTTTTCAAATAGGTTCACCATTTAGGGATTATGATATATTTTTTACTAAGTTTTTTAAGGATAGACAAAAAGCAGAAAGCAATCTACACAAATTGTTAAAAAAAGAAGCAGAGAAATTTAATGGCGAATGGTTTAAAATTTGCAAAACTAAAACACAGAGGTTAATAGAAAATTATGAAACCAAATAAAGAAGATAGAAAAAAGTTTGACCTAGACTTAGAATATGGTCAAGTGCGAGAAGATAAGATAGCAGACATGCTTCAAGATAAAAAGATTGAAGTTAAATCTGAACGTGATATTTGGCAGAGCACAGGAAACATTGCAATCGAATATGAATGCTATGGAAAGCCTTCAGGAATTAAAGCCACAGAATCTGATTATTGGTTTCATAATCTTTGTATTGGTGATAATATATTCTGCAGTTTAGTTTTTGATACAAAAGTATTGAAAAAGCTAGTAGATAAACTCGATACTTTTAGAACAGTATCCGGTG